GGACAACGTGGCATCGACCCGATGGGTGCGCGAGGATGGCCGGGAACTGACGCTGACAAAAGGCGGCGTCGATGATGGTGGCCTGGCACCGGCGGCGGTTCGAGCGTTCTGTCAGACCAGGAAAAATGTCTGGGTGCCAATGAAAGGGAGCGGCGCAGCAGGTAAGGCGCTGATTGGCAAGGGCACGCCGGTTGACGTAGACGCCAAAAACAGGAGCGTTGTGAAACCAACGCGGGGCCTGTTGCTCTACATCGTCGGGACCGATGCCAGCATGGTGCACCTCCAGGGCCGACTCAGGATTGAGGCTCCAGGCCCTGGCTACATGCACCTAGGGCAGGCGGCCACCGATCAATTCTTGGCCGAGTTGTTCCCATGGAAGAGACGGGCAAAGGTGGTGAAGGGGTTCACCCAGTACGAATGGCGCAAGCTTGACAGCGACCACGACGAAGCCGGCGACTGCACCCGAATGGCCTACGCGGCCCTGCAGCTGGTGGCCCGTTGCTACAACCGGGCGACGATGTGGGATCAGTTGGAGGCGCAGTCTGGCCAGCTGCCGACAACGCAACCGGCGCTAAAGCCACGCCAGCGATCTAGCTCTTTCTGGGGTCGCTAGCCTGAGGCCATGGCATATACGTCAACCCAACTAGCAGACCTCCGCGCCGCAATTGCGGAGGGAGTCCTGACTGTCCGTTTTAGCGACGGCCGGCAGCTGACCTACCGCAGCCTCGACGAGATGCTGCAGCTTGAACGCAAGATGGCTGGCGAGGTTGAGGCAACAGCCGCCATGGTGCCGGCCAAGCGGATTTACACCAGCTTTCAGCGGGCCTGAGGATGGGCAAGCGCCACAGTAAAGCAGATCTACAGCTGGCACTGGCCAACGTGCAGGCAGAGCTGATTAAGGAGCGTCGCCGTGGTTTTGACGCTGGCAAAGTTTCTAGGCGCACCGAGAATTGGTGGACAAATAACCGGGGGCCAAACAGCGACCTGCGCCAATCCCTACAGCGGATCATTTCGAGGCATCAGGATACGGTTGATTCTGATCCATGGGCAGACAAAGCGATTCGGGTTATTGCAAACAACTGGATTGGGGACGGAATTATAGGGGAACCTGCTAATAAAAATAAAAAATACTCACAATTATGGAACGATTGGGCTGATTCTATTGAATGTGATTTTTATCGCAAAACAAATTTTTATGGTTTGCAAAGCCTGATTGCCCGCACAATTGCAGTGCGTGGCAGCTGCCTAGTGCGTCGTCGCGTTGACGAACGATTACTAGCCATGGGCTTGCCCCCATTGGTGTTGCAGGTGCTAGAGCCAGATTGGCTGGATCTTAGCAAGGATGATGGCGCCAGTATCATGTTTGGCAAACAGTTTGATCCGACCGGCCGACTTGAGGGTTACTGGATCCGCCCCAACCATCCTGGCGAAACTGACTGGCGGGTTCAAGTGCTTGGATCAGAGTTTGTTCCGTTTGATGAGATCTGCCACGCCTATGAAGTGCGGCGACCGCATCAGGCCACCGGCGTCCCGTGGGGTGCGTCAGCTCTGCTGACCCTGCGCGACATCGGCGACCACAGCGAAACCCGCCTGACCCTCGACAAGATCGCGTGCTGTTTTGCTGGGTTTATAACCGACCCAGACCCAGACATGGTGGCCGCTGGGACTGATCTGCTGGACAAGCTGGAACCTGGCGCCATTGAAATTTTGCCGCCAGGGAAAGACATCAAATTCAATACCCCCCCAGCCGCCGGGAACTTCATTGAGCTTCAGCGACATCATCTGCACGCTGTTGCCGCTGGCTATGGGATTACGTTTGAGGCGCTGACAGGAATTTTGTCTGAGGTGAATTTTAGTAACGGCCGGATGGGCTGGCTTGAGTTTCACCGGAACGTTGCATCCTGGCGCTGGAATATCACGGTCCCCCAGGTACTAGACCCGGTTGCTCAATGGTTTGCCTCTGCGGTAACCATGGCCAACATGGCTACCAGAGTTTCCGGTCGAATGATCTGGACCCCGCCAAGGCGGGAAATGATCGACCCGACCCGCGAAATCCCAGCGCTAATCCATGCTATTCGCGCTGGCCTGATGAGCCTCTCAGAGGTTCAGCGCAGTTTGGGCTATGTGCCTCAGGCGGTGATTGATGAACTGGGCGATGACATGGCCTATGCCAGAGCAAAGGATCTAGCTCTGACAGTTGATGCCAAATTGGTCAGCGATTCTGGCGTTACGCAGGCTCGACCTTCCGGTTCTGAGTTGCCGCCCACCGAAGATGGCTAGCCTGTCAACTATGGAACCAAGCACTGATACCACAACCAACATCATCACCGGCCAACGTGATTGCCAACGCATGGCTTTGGTTTCACCCCAGACATGGGATGAGGCCAGTCAAACCGCGACAATCATCATTTCGTCCGAGGGCGATGTAGGGGATGGTGTCCAGCTGCTGCATTCAATGGCGGCGATCCGCTGGCCCGGTCGGCCAATCCCCTGTGACATTGATCATGCGCGCACCTCGGCATCGTGTTGGGGTGCTGTGCAGTCGCTGTCATTGGGCACCACTGATGAGGGTATTCCCGCCCTGATTGGTGTGGTCAAGGTCGATGGACCGGAGGAGGCAATGGCCACGGCTATTCCTCGCCTCAGGTCTGGATCGGCCCGGTTTTCAATTGATGCCCGTATTTACGGGTGGCAATTGGCAACCGCCCAGCAACCTCTTGACCGGGCAATGGACTGGGAGCCGGTAGCGGTCTCCCTGGTCGTTGCTGGCCAGGACCCTGCGGCCGTTATGCGGTCCGCTGCTCCAACTGCCTCAGACTCACAACCCACAATCCCTCTGGACCCCCCTGCTATGACCCTTGAGAATGAAGCCGGGGGCGTCCCGGCTGCAGCCATCGAGACCGCCCCTGCGGCTCCTGTCTGCACACCTCCCGCACCGGCCGCTGCTCCAGTTGTTGACGCTCCTAGCGCCGATGCTGTGACCCGTGAGCTGTCAATTCGCCGTTCGGCATCGGTCGCCGGCCTCCCCGAAGAAACCGTTCAGGAGTTGATCCGCAGCACTGCCGGCCTCAGTCAGTTGGACATGATGACCGCCGTCGTTCGCGAGGCTCGCATCGCTGCCGAGAAACGGGCCCCCGCCACAGCTGGCCACCCTGCTCGCGTTGCCGTCACTCGTGACGCTAACGAGACGTTCCTGCGCGGCCTGGGTGAAGCCCTCGACTATCGCTGCCATGCCGTCAAGGAACAAACGGAACTGGCCCGCGAATACCGGGGAATGCGGACCACTGACATGGCCCGTGAATACCTCGAAACGGTTCGTGGTTTCAGCCGGACTGACATCCGCCTGATGTCCACCAATGAACTAATTGATCGGGCATTTCACACCAACTCGGATCTTTCCAACCTGGTGTTGAATACCGCTAACAAGCGGCTCAGCCGTGGCTACGCCGAAGAGCTGCAGACCTGGAGGCCCCTTGCTTTCCAGTCTGACAATGCAGATTTCAAGCCAAACTACAACGTAAACCTTGTCGGCCAGATTGTTCCCGAAAAGATTCTCGAAGGCGGCGAGTACAAGTTTGGTACGTTTTCTGACCAGAAGGCCACCTATCAGCTGTTCACCTACGGCAAGGGCTTGACGATCTCCCGTCAGCTGTTGATCAATGACGACCTGTCCGCCATTGATCGAATGACCGGCAAGATGGGCGCCGGTTGCTCTCTACTTGAGAGCAACCTGGCCTGGGCTTTGCTGACCGATGGCGCCAATGGTTCGACCGTCACCCTTGACGGCCAAGCCGTGTTTGCCAGCGGCCACAACAACACCGGAACCGGCGCCATTGGCGTTACCGGAATTGATGCTGGCGTGACCAAGCTGCGGAAACAAACAGATAGCGCTGGCAATGTTCTGAACATCCCAGCCGCTTACCTGATTGTCCCGCCTGAGCTGCGCACCGCTGCCCTGCAGTTCCTGTATCCAACCGGATTTGCCCCTAGCGCCATCACCTCCGTCAACCCCTTTGCGGGTGGTATGGAGCTGATTGTTGAGGCCCGCCTATCTGCTGACTCAACTGCCTACTACTACCTGGCAGCAAATCCCAACGTAGTGGACATGATCCAGTTTGGCTACCTCGCTGGCGAGTCTGGCCCGGTGATTACCTCTACCGAAAAGCGCAATCCCGATGGGATTGAGATGCTGGTACGCCACGACTTCTACGCAACCATGGCTGATCACCGTGGTTTCTACCGCTCAACCGGCGTCTGATCCGTGACCTAGGGCCGGCAGTTCCGGCCCACCACTACTAACCACTCATTCTTTTGGAGGCATTCAATGGCTAAGAACTATTCTCAGGAGGGCGAGGTTCTAACCTTGGCCGCTCCTTATGCAGTCAGTTCCGGCGGCGGCGCCCTTGTTGGAGCAACGTTTGGGGTTGCTCAAAGCGATGTTGCCAACGGCGACGATGGCATCTTTGACGTTGAGGGTGTCTGGACACTGACCAAGGCCACGGGCACCAGCACTGGCGGCTCCCAAGGTGCTCGCGCTTACTGGAACAACACCAACAAAAACGTCACCGCAGTCAGCACCAGTAACACTCTGATCGGGGTGTTTACTGCCACCTGTGCTGATGGCGATGCCACCTGTGTTGTCCGCCTTAACGGCTCCTTCTAGTGAGTTGGGCGACCCTATCGGCCTCTACCAATAGGGTCGCCTTTGCGCGCCTGGGCAGCAGTGTTGTCACCGCCGGGGCTGTTACGGGTTCCGGTTTTTTAGCAATCAATAGTGAGCTAGTCGTCAACAATGACGTAGTCATGATCGACTACCTCCTAACAATCCTGACCAACCAATTTGGCAGCCTTGCCTATGGTGACACAATTGCCATTGATGGTGTTTTTTACAAGGTTGAGCACGAACCGATGAGGTTTGAAGATGGGACGTTTTCAAAGATTCCATTGATGAAGATTGCCGAAGCCATTACCTACTACCTAACCACCCTAGACGACACCGCCCTCTTTACCCAGGCCGGCCAAATTTTGACAGCTCAAAGCACCTAGCCTGAACCCATGGCAACGCTAGTTCCGGTAACGATTTCGAACCTACCCAACGCGGCGACACCGCTGACGGGTACGGAACGCGTGCCGATGGATCAAGGCGGGGTTACGGTTGACGCGCCGGTGTCCGCGATTGCTGCGCTCGCAGCAGCCCCGGTGCAATCCGTGGCGGGCCGAACTGGAGCGGTGACCCTGGCAGTTGCCGATGTTTCGGGAGCCGTTTCTAGTAGCGACTCCAGGCTGAGCGATTCCCGCGAATGGAGCGCAGCCACTGCCACCCAGGCCGAAGCCGAAGCAGGGACCAGTACTTCGCGCCTGGCATTCACACCGCAGCGAGTATTCCAGGGCATCGCCGCATGGTGGGCAGCATCGGCGGCTAAGGCC